ATGTGGAATGTTCTAATTTCGACGTCTTCTTCCAAGAATTCGCTGTGGAACGTTTCGAGATCTGTTGTTTCGGTCAAGTCGTCGCCCTGGAACGTCATCGGTCGCGTTGTCTCGGTTCGAAACACTTCTTGGAATACTCTTATTTCAGCGAGTGCTGCTAAGTCGACGAGTTGGAAAGTTGTCGGCCGCGTTGCAAGCGCTAGAAGCACAACGTGGAACGTGGACGGATTCTTAGCCTCTGTTCTTTCTGCCCGAAGTTCGTCTTGGAATGTTGTGGGGCGAGTCTCAAACACTCAAAATATTTCGTGGACTGTTTTGACCTCGACTAATCAGAGTCGATCTACAACGTGGAACGTTCAGAAATTCATAAGTACAACTCGTAGTTCGTCTTGGAACGTAGTTGGACGGGCCACGGCGCCACGAGTAATACGTTGGAACACCAACAAGCTTATTTCACAACCGACAACGACGAGTTGGAATGTTCGTTCTTCGGTTATCAAAGCTCACGTTGATTCTTGGTTTGTTGGTCAGTATATTCTTAGAGCACATTCGACTTCTTGGAATGTGTTGGATCCAGTGTTTGCCGTAACCACAGCCAGAAACACAACGTGGTCTGTTCGACAGCGAATCAACCGTTCTCGATCGACGCTTTGGTTTGTTCGCGAATCTGTTGTCCAACCGCGAGCAACAAGCTGGACCGTTTCCTCCAAGGTTTTGGATTCTCTTGTTATTTCCTGGTCCATTCAACAAACTCTGATTAAAGATCTAACTGATATTTGGAATGTTCTGAATGGAACTGAACAGAGCTTGAATACTAGATGGAAAGTTCAGTCTGGAAGTAGTCATTTCTGGGTTTGGAATGGTAAAGAGTTGATCCAATTAGAATTACTTGGTGAATGGGACGGTCAAACGTTGATTCCGCTTTCTTCAACCGTTGACGAAGTAGTATGAACCGAAGGAGAACAAATGGCTGATATTTCAACAGAAGTCCGAGAAGCAGCCGCCGAGAAAGGCGAAGCTCTTCCTGATGGTTCATATCCTATCCGTAACAAGGCGGATTTGAAGCGAGCCATTCAGGCTTACGGCCGAGCTAAGGACAAGGAAAAGACCAAGAAGTTCATCATCAAGCGAGCCAAGGAACCGGAGGCCGTTGACATGCTTCCGAAAGAGTGGCTTGAAGATGAGGGATTGAAGCACCACGGTATCAAAGGTATGAAGTGGGGCGTTCGTCGTCCTCTTGGCCCCACGGGTCGTGTTGAGGTTACGACGATTACCACTCCTGGTAAGAAGGTCAAGGCCGAAGGCGGCTCTGGACAACCTGCGCACGAAGATGCTGTTCGTGTCGCTACATCGAAGCAGAAAGCTAAGATGAGCACGACTGACTCTCTCTCTACGAAAGAGCTTAAGGAGCTTGTCAATCGAATGAATCTAGAGCAACAATATTCTCGCCTCACAAGCGATCCAAGCAAGTCCACGGCAAAGCAGGGTCAGCAGAAGGTCAAGGATATTCTCAGCATGGCAAAGACGGCCAATGAGGTTTATACCTTCGCTAACAGTCCTTTGGCCAAGCAGTTGGCTGCTGGTTTGATGAAGGCCAAAACGAAGGCCAAAACGAAGGCCGTATAATCGATAGGAGGGTTGGTAGATGGCTCTTTCGAACAAAGCCACCCCTCGATACTACGGGGAATTCAGAGCAGCTGTTCTTCGAGGAGAGATTCCTGTAAACAAGGAAATCTCAATGGAGATGAATCGGATTGATGCTCTGATTGCCAACCCGAAAATCTATTATGACGAAGAAGCAGTTGAAGGTTTTATTAGGTACTGCGAGAACGAATTGACACTGACAGATGGCAGCGATCTACATCTGTTGTCCACATTCAAACTCTGGTCCGAACAAATCTTCGGATGGTACTACTTTGTTGAGCGTAGCGTCTATCAGCCGGGTAAAGATGGGCATGGTGGGCGCTACGTCACAAAGACCATCAAGAAACGTCTTACGACGAAGCAATTCTTGATCGTAGCTAGAGGCGCAGCCAAATCGATGTACGCCTCAGCCCTTCAAAGCTACTTTCTGAATGTGGACACCTCGACCACTCACCAGATTTGCACCGCTCCGACAATGAAACAGGCAGACGAGGTTATGAGTCCAATTCGGACTTCGATCGTGCGCGCGAGAGGACCTCTGTTTAAGTTTTTGACCGAAGGGTCGATGCAGAATACTACTGGCGCACGTTTCCTCCGGCAGAAACTTGCTGCTACTAAGAAGGGTATCGAGAACTTTCTGACTGGATCCCTGCTTGAAGTCCGTCCCATGACTGTCAACAAGCTTCAGGGTCTCCGTCCGAAGATCTCTACGGTGGACGAATGGTTGTCCGGCGACATTCGGGAGGACGTCATCGGAGCCATTGAGCAGGGAGCCACCAAAGAGCAAGGTGGAATGGGAAGCCTTGATGACTATTTGATCGTTGCAATCAGCTCTGAAGGAACCGTTCGAAATGGTTCTGGCGACACGATCAAAATGGAACTGATGGACATCCTCAAGGGTGACTACTTTGCGCCTCACGTCTCGATCTTCTACTACAAACTTGACGATGTCAAGGAAGTCGCTGATCCCGAGATGTGGCCGAAGGCTCAACCGAACCTTGGTTTCACTGTTTCGTATGAGACTTACCAGTTGGACGTCGAGCGAGCTGAGAAAGTTCCTGCTGCTCGTAATGACATTCTCGCAAAGCGCTTCGGAATCCCAATGGAGGGCTACACTTACTTCTTCAGTTACGAAGAGACTCTTCCGCATCGCTATCGCGAGTTCTGGAAGATGCCTTGCGCTCTTGGTGTTGACCTTTCGCAGGGCGATGACTTCTGTGCCTTCACATTCCTTTTCCCGCTGACCAATGGCAGCTTCGGAATCAAGACGAGAAGCTATATTTCCTCGTTGACCTTGATGAAACTCCCAGGCGCCATGCGTCAGAAGTATGAGGAATTCATCGATGAAGGAAGCTTGTTCGTGCTCGATGGCACAATTCTTGACATGATGGAAGTCTATGAGGATCTTGATAAATTCATTCAGGAATCTGAGTACGACGTCAGGGCAATGGGTTTTGATCCCTATAACGCGAAGGAATTCGTTACCAAGTGGGAGACCGATAACGGCCCGTTCGGTATCGAGAAGGTTATTCAGGGTGCTCGTACTGAGTCCGTTCCTCTTGGTGAGTTGAAGAAGTTCAGTGAGCAGCGAATGCTCCTGTTCGATCAGACGTTGATGGCGTTCGCCATGGGGAACGCAATTACTTTGGAAGATACGAATGGTAACCGGAAGCTTTTGAAGAAGCGACAAGAAGAGAAGATCGATAACGTTTCGGCTTTATTGGATGCTTACGTGGCTTGGAAGGCCCATAAGGAGGCGTTTGAATGAGTGATATTTCATATGATTCCTTGGAGCATCATGGTGTTAAAGGTATGAAGTGGGGCGTTCGTAATGAAGACAAAACCGAAGGATTAGATACTCACCCAAAAATCGATTGCAAGCATGATAAGAAGGAGTGTATTCTGTGAACACTTTAGAGGAAACGAGTTTAGAACATTACGGCATTAAAGGCATGCGATGGGGGGTTCGCAAAGCTTCAGATCCTTCTTCATCGGCTGAAATTGCTTCCAAAACAAAAAAAACCAAGCCTTCAACTAACGATATTCTTACTGCGCGTTCTCGTCAGCAAGCTCGTCAGCGAGCATATCAAGAAGCCCAGGCTGAATTTATCGTCGCAAGAACTCGAAAAGGTAAAGATCAAGCCGAAAAGACGATGCGTCGGATGGAAAAGGAATATTTTACAAACCCTGATGCTGAAACGGCGAAGAAACTTACTAAAGGTGAGAAATGGTTCACAGGAGCGGCGTGGACTAGTCTTGCGTTGATGAGCGCCGGCTTGGTTCTTGCCGCAGCCGAGAGCACATAGTATTGAGATGGTAATCCTCTCGGTTACTCACAGAAAGGAGGAGACTTATGGCGTCGTTGATGCAGAACTTGAAGCACGCATGGAACGCATTCCGCAGCGAAGAGCAGCAATACGTCTATCCATACGCTGCTGATATTGGCTCGGGCTACTCCTACCGGCCGGATTATACGCGTCCTCGATTTTCAACCGAACGATCGATCATCTCCTCCATCTACACTCGTCTTAGCATTGATATTGCTCAGATCGAGCTGAAGCATGTGCGACTCGACGAACAAGATCGATATTTGGAAGATATGGAGAGTTATCTCAATGAGTGTCTTACTCTAGAGGCTAATCTCGATCAGACAGCCTTCGACCTTCGCAAAGATATTGCGATGTCTTTATTCGACGATGGTGTGATTGCGATTCTTCCGATAGATACAACGATCAATCCGCAGATTTCGGGATCGTTCGATATCAAGACCATCCGAGTTGGTAGCATCAAGCAGTGGTATCCGAAGAAGATTCTAGTCAGCGTTTACAATGAGGCAACCGGAAAGCGCGAAGAGCTTATCGTTGATAAGTCGTATGCCGCGATTGTCGTTAACCCTTTATATTCGGTGATGAACGAGCCAAACTCTACTCTTCAGCGACTTCTTCGAAAGCTCACTCTACTTGATTCCGTTGACGAGCAGTCCAGTTCGGGCAAACTTGACCTGATCATTCAGCTTCCTTACGTCATCAAGTCGGAAGCTCGTCGGCAGCAGGCCGAACAACGTCGTAAGGACATCGAGTTCCAACTCAAGGGCAGTCAGTACGGCATTGCTTACACGGATGGCACCGAGAAGATCACCCAGTTGAATCGTCCCGCTGAGAACCAGCTCATGGCTCAGGTCGAGTATCTTACAAAGATGCTTTATGGCCAGCTAGGTTTGACTGAGGAAGTTATGAACGGTACTGCCGACGAGAAGGCAATGCTCAACTACAAGAATCGCACTTTGGTCCCGATTATGACTGCTATTACGCAGGAGATGAAGCGAAAGTTCATCACAAAGACGGGCCGAACTCAGGGTCAGTCCATTGAGTTCTTTGATAGCCCCTTCAAACTCATTCCTATGTCTGAGCTTGCCGAGATTGCTGATAAGTTCACTCGTAATGAGATTGCTTCTTCGAATGAGATTCGTCAGATCGTCGGTTGGAAGCCCGTCCAGGATGGAAAAGCCGATCAGCTTCGCAATAGCAACATGCCGGAATCAGAATTGGGGACAACTACGTCAACAGAGACGGTGGACGAAGGCGAAGAAGACGACACGGTCATGCAAGATGCTTTCTCTAGTTTGAATTCTACCCTAGACGAGATCTTTTCTGATCTGGGGGTGGAGGAATGATCGAAGTCCTCGACCTGGAAGACGAGCTTTATCACAAAAAACCATATGACCCGGCAAAAGCCCATGAATACTATGAGCGAACCAAGAAGCTGAAGGGTCGAAAGAAAGGGTCTAGCGCCACCACAACCGCTCGGCGACCAGCTAAACCAAAACAAACGGCAGCACAAAAGAAAGAAGCTGCTGAGGCCCAGGTCGCCGCTCTCAAGAAGCGATTGGAGCGTCTCAAGGATGTCCTTGCGGATCTTGTAGCTGCTGCCAAGAAGC